CTCACAATCAATGTATGAAATATAGGCTTATCTCCTCTCGCTGTTTGAATCCTAATAATTTTTGCCTCCCTAGTAGCTCCTGCTTGTGCATATTGAACACGATCTGCCTCAGTCGGGTAGTAATCTCCTAATTCATTCGCTCCAATAACAATCTTTAAGTCGGTTGTTTGATATAACCCTTCGTCTTCACTTGAATTAATATCTAAAATTACTCCTTTTACGCTTACATTTGTATCCGACCCAGTAACAGCTCCCGTTGTCGGGTTATATGTTCTTGGAGTTGTAGTTTTAACAAAAGTTAATGTTTGCCCCCATGTATTAAGGACACTTGCTGGTACGTTTCCAAATACATCATCGATTTTTGCCATAATTAACCTCTAGTTACCCGAACTTGATAGCCGCCAGCTCCACCAAGACAATAAGCACCAAGATAGGACTGAAGCCAAGGATAAACGTCAAAAACATTGTTCACGTTGCCAGTAGCAAGACTAGCTTCGTTGTATTTAACCTTTAGTTCACCAAGTTCTACTTCTTTTGCAACGCCTTCTGTGCCACTATTCCCAGTCATTGCATCCGTATCATTAGCTAACGCTCTTGCTAATTCATACTGTGCATACTTGATTTTTGCAGGAATTAAAGTACAGGCAAGCTCAACATCATCAACTTCAAAGTTATTTCTAGGCCATTTTAATGCTTGGCCTTGATCACATCGATCACCATAAAAATTCAAACTATCGATCCAACGAGTAGCAGAAATTAATGCACGATTCTTTTGATCATCTGTTTTGTTTGACCACGTTGAATCATCAGGAGAAGTTTCAAAATAACTATTGGCATCTGCCAAAGTTGCATAGCTATTAGAACTTTCACCTTTCAAAGTGGCATGAATAGTAGCGGCCACGTTTACTTCTCAAACATTGTTTACATTCTAGCGTCATAAAAAACCCCCACCAAATAAATGATGAGGGCTTTTTGACTTCCGACTCAATACTAAATCAAATAGTAGTTGTGTCTAGAGGTGTGTTAACTGTGATCTGAACAGCAGGAATCAAATCAACATCGTAAGTAGCTGCCCACTTGTTTGCAGTAGCTAAATTAGCGTTTGTTGGGTTGTCACCAGCATCAGTCCACTTAGTACCCATTACGTGATACGCAGTGTGGTAGTCAACAGAAAGTACATTCTGCTTACTTAAAATGTTGCGATCAGCTTCAATCCTTAGATCTTGCTGAACACCTTCCATAATAGTTCCTGCTTTCAATAGATAGCAGTAGTACTCAGTGATATGACCAGCAGTACCAGGAGCAACAGTGTTAACAGCTTCGTCAACGATGACTCTACAGCCAGCAAATTGACCAACTTCTTTAGCACCAATGCCAACGCCACCACCACCCCACTGGATACCTGTTCCAGTAGCAAGAGCAGAAGTAGAGAATGTCAACATTCCTACCTGATATAAGTAGTAAGCAACTGATGGATGAACAACCAATAGATCTGGCTCTTCTCCACGCTCACCCAACTTATTACGAGCTTGAGCAATAGTAGAAGCTGTTAAATAGTTAGCTTCAGCAGCTCCAGATGAAGCAGCTTTAGCAACATCAAGTGCGTTAGCACTAAGAGCAGTACCGAATAAACCAGCAAGTTGTGAGAACAAACGAGCGTTGTTCAACTTGTTGATTGCATCAGCTAACTGATTACGGATAGCCAACATAGGATCTTCGCCAGCAGCCAAGATTGCAATGTCGTCTACAGCGTATGCAAAACCTCTGTGAACGATAGAAGCAATTTGTGTTGCTGTACCGATCTTCTGTGGTGTTAAGTAACCAGCAGTTGAGGTTCCCCAGTTAGCCGCCCCAGTCATCACCTCTTCAGTTGGTGCAACAGGATTGAACTCAGGAACTTGGATGCGTGTACCGCCTTCTTTAGCATCTAGGAAACTGTTTCTTACAACAGCTCCACTTTTTACAAATTGGCTACGCTCTTTAATTGCCTCTTGGACATAGCGAGCCAAATTATTTCTTTTTACGATGTCTGCTAAGAGAACACCGCCAGAGTAATTCTGAAAAGGAGCAGCCATGTGGCCTCTTTAAAATTTACGGTTTACTTTGCCTAAGTCACGGACTTAGAAATAACATCATCAAATCACGGATTTTTAGATGTTACTGAGATGCCTCTTTTTGCAGCACGGCTGCTAAATCAGGGTCTTGATTGGATAATAACATTTGTTGCGTAAGATTGCCCGTTTTCCAAGGGTTATCTTGTCCAGGGGCGACATTAGATGTAGGGCTTGGTTTTGTACCCATACCAGCAGAACTGCTCGCTTTAAAATGATGTTCCCATCCACTTCCAGGGTTCTTTAAATTGTTAACGTAAGTACCTAAATCTTGTTCAACTCCACCATTCAAAATAACAGTTTTACCATCACTGCTCTTCTGCAATTTATCTTGCAACAAAGCTAAAGTTTGACCAGCATTAATCGCTCCAGCATTACTTAAAGCAGATAACGCTGTCGTACGTGTCGCAGCATTTTCCGTAGAACGTTTTAGTTCTGCTATCTCAGTCTTTAAAGTACTAATTTCTTGATCTTTTTCTTGTGCTGTTTTATTAGCATCTTCCCAAAGGGGTTTATACATCCCTTGGTCTTCTAATGCTTTTTTACGATCATCGTAATACTCACCTATTTTACTTTTTGCGTTTTGAAACGCTTTTTCTTTTTCAGCAAGCTGTCCCTTTAAAGCTTCAAATTCAGCTAAAGGAACAGTAGGAACTTCAGGTGTAGCAGGAGCTTTTGGAGTTTCAGAAGCAGCCACGGACTGTTCTTCAGGAGTCACGGACTCCTGCTGAATTACTCTTTCTTCCATGTTTATTCAGTAGTAGTTTTTGGTGTAGTTTTTGGAGCTGTTTTTGCTTTTGGAGCAGGAGTTTCTTTTGGTGGGCAAGCAGGAGGATTTAATTCCTCAAACCTCATTTTTTCAACAGGCATAGATTTTAATGCACTTAATTATTATTCTAGTCTATTAATTGTTTTGAGTTTCATTAGCTGTAGGCAACACTTCTCCTTGTACCAAAATATCTCTAAATTCTTCTCTATCAATAACTTGCTGATCAAATAGTGAGGTTAAAGCTGTTATGTCTTGGCCAATTAACCTATCAATATCAAAGTCACGACTAATTTTAACTTCAGGTGGTTCTAAACCTAAATAATCAGCCGATAAATTAAACGCTTTTTGCATTTTCTGTTCTAAATCTAATGACACCATCGACAACATAGAGTTTGTATCTACTCGATCTAATCTTCTTGCGTCTGCTGATTCTGCTACAAATTTTTGTTGCGATAACGTACTGATACCAAGAGTTGCCATCTGTAATTGTAACTCTTGTATTTCTGCTGCTTGTGCTTCAAATGCACTTGCGGCTGGTTCTACATAATAAACTTTATTTCCTGGTTGAGTTGCCATTGCATAATTAACACTTATCGCCATATCCTTCGTCTGATCATCCCATCCCTCCATAACCAATAAAGGTTGTGAAGCGACATGCAAACTATGAATTAAATCAGCTTGACGTTGGAAATGTGCAAGATTCAAATACGCAATATCTAATAACGGTGGTTTACTTGTCATCGTGTCTGTCTTTCCTGCATAAACAGTCACTAAAGGCACTTCACCTAATGAAAAATCACCTGATTCAACTAATTCATAATCTTTTTCATCAGCAGGAGAATCAAAATTGCCAGCAAACGCATCATCCTCTGTGTACATATCTTTTGTAGTTTCTTTCCTTCTATAAATTTTGTATTGCCCTGGTTCAATTACACGAATCTGATCATATACTTTTTCACCAAATTCTCCATCAGGTACAACTGCTTTTTCTGCAATTCTTACTTGTATTAATTTTCCATAATTAACTTCTCTATCTAATCTCCAACCATAAATATTTGTAGGGTCTATCTCGATCCAATAGGGTCTACGATTCTGTTGCCTTTCTTCTGCAAGACTTATAGCTCCTGTTGGTGCAGGGAAATCTACGAGTGTGTTGCTATGACCATACGTTAGAGCACAGATAAGATTTCTACGGGCGTACTCGTCTAAGTCCGATCCACATCCATCAACATCTTTTACAAATACATCAGTCCAATATGGATCACCAATAATTGTTATCGGTTTTCTTAAAATTAATCCTGTCGCAGCTCTAATTAGTCTTTGCGTATAAGGAGAAAATACAGCACGGTTAACTCTTGATAAATATGCGTCATAATCTTCTCTCGGTTCTAACGGTAAAAATGCTTGCGAATTATCCCTTAAATATTCAGTTCCTAAACTAACTGCTTTCATTATTTCCCACGATTTTGTCATGTCTAAAACAGCTCGTG